CCATTTTCAATCCCGGCAATAAATCGGGTTGCTGTGGCCCTGTCACCAGGCTGAATACCAAGCACCTGTCCAGTGTCTTCGTCGAAAACGATCATGTCGTTTTCGTTGATTGGTCGAATTTTGCGCATAGTGTGCTCCTTATTGAAGTGCCATTTCGGCCGGTGCTGGTTGTTGAGGTGATGTGGTGACAGGCAATCCCTGTTGGCGCACGTTGGCTTGCGCCAAGTCGGCCTCGGCGTTGATCTTGCGGATTTGACCGGCCTTCAATGCGGCCTCAAGGACCAGCATCTTTGTTGCCTGCTGCTGCTGTTTTTCAGCGGCTTGTTGTTGCGCTTTAGCCTGCGCTGCCTGCTGCTCTGGGTCTTGGATGCCAACGGCCGCGCGCAGACGATCTGCAAGCTGATGGCGTTTTGGCATGTCGGTGGCTTCGATGACGAAGTCGATAACCTGGGCTTGCAGTTGCGGTGGCAGGCTCTTGGTGATCTCGGTGAGCATCTGCAACTGCTGCATGCGGTAGGTAGGCGTGCTCGGGATGTCGTCTAGGACGATCTTCGCCTTTACCTTGGACACATCGTTGATGATGGTTTGCTGACCGGTTTCTTCGTCAATGCCTGGGGTCATCAGTGGGATGACCTTCTTTGACTTGCCCTCTCCAACAACAACGCGCGATGGGCCTTGCATCAAACGCTGCTTGACCAACTCGAACAGCATTTCGCCAACCAGACGGCGGGCGTAGCGGTAGTTGTCGTTGATCTCAGCCAAGGTGTTCATGCCCTGCTCGACCAGGCTGTTGATGGCCAGGCCGGAGGATGCGCCAGACTGCTGGCCCATCATTGACTTGTGGACGCCAGACGCTTCAGCGATCTCCTGCTTTGACTCCTGCATCACAAGAAACTGCTGCTGTGCCAGATCACCGCCAGGCTCAACCTTGAACTGACTCGTTGGTTTGCGCTTGTCGTTGAGGATGATGTAGGCGTCTGATCGGGCCACTTCCTTGGCTGCCTTGACGTGGTCGACAACTGCGTCTTGGTCTGTGACGACACGGCGGCTGTTGAGGCTCCACAGCATCTTTGACTTGCGCGCGTTGACCTCGTCTTGAGGCGAGATCATTGAGCGGATCAGCCCGTATGGAACCCCGGTCAGATCCTCGCGGTAGCCGAAGAACGGCACATAGGGGAACTGGTTGTGCTTGTACGGGCTTGGCACGTCATAGAGGAAGTGCGGGCCGGTGTACCAGGCCAGACGCACCTTTTGGAAGGTGGCTTGCTTGACCTTGGCGTAGCCTGAAACGATGGCCTCTGAATGACGCGGGTTTTCGAAGTCCACTTCAAACGAAGTGCCGTTGGGTAGCGTCATGACATAGCCGCGCACCCACTTGCGGTACCAGATCTCGTACATGCAAACGCGCTGACGCTCGGCATCGCGCCAGTCGGTTTCGGCCATGCGCGTGTCACGCTCGATCTCCCACGATTGCACCAACTGGGTGTTGTCGTTGTTGACCGGGTCAAAGCCAGACCAGCCAGCCAGCGTGTTGCGAAACAGTGTGGCGTACTGAGGCATCAAGGCGATGGCGTGATCCAGTTCTAGCCATCTGCGCCGGATCAGGTAGCGTGCATCGGACAAGTCCGGTTGCTCTGCGCGCCAGTCCCAAAAGATCTCCCGGCGGTGCACGTAGCGCACGCGATATGGGCATTTGAACGGGTCATGTTCGCGCGACACCTCCACCCATCCCAGGCCGCCTTTGAGTTGGGCTGCATAGGCATCTGAGACTGCGCGATCGGCTCGGCTTTCTGTCTCTGCATTCTTGAGCTTGACTGACAGGCCTTCTGCCATGTCGTCACCGCACTCGTCGTCGTCTTCAGGACGGACGCGCCAATCGGTGCGAGTCTTGGCTTCCATGCCAAGCACTGTGTCGATGGTTGGCTTGATGAGGTTTGCGACCAATGGCGGCTGGCCACGGTCTTTCAGCTTGTCGATGGTGTCTTGCGAAAGCTGGTTGCCGTCATAGTAGTCGGCCGCACGGTCTGCCTCTTTGCGCCAATATGGCTGGTTTCGGATCTCCATCAAGAACTGTTCGACCGTTGCTGGGTCAAGTGCGACGTTCTTGAGTTCCTCTGGGGTTTCCTTTTGCGAGTCGGTTGGGTCTTCACCCATTCGCACGCGAGGGCCGGCAGCGGCCGGTAGCCGTGCTGGCGCTGGTGTGCGCTCGATTGCCTCGCTGTTGAGTTGAATGTCGCCCATGGGGTGTGTCCGTTACGCCGTGCCCGTTGGATTCTGGGAGGCGGTGGACAATTCGACGCTGGGGCCTATGTGCGCCAGTCGCTGTCCCGTGATGGGTTGAGCATGGCCAACTGAGGATCTGGCGGCGTGGTGGCGTAGCGCATCATCATGTAGGCGTAACGTGTGGCGGCCATCAAGTCATCTTGCAGCTTGACGATCTTTCCGTCTTTGCGGTGGTACAGACGGAATTCCTCAAACCAGTCGTTGAGGTGGTCGAAGACGAGAATTCGCAGTGGCTTTTCGCCGTTGGTTCGCTTCAAGGCCTGGATGGCATAGGCGCTTGGGTCATTGGCCTCAAACGCTTGGAGCATGCCCATGACGCCGGCCTCTACTGACACCAGGCTCACTTTCTGGCCTGCTTCGTTGCCTGTGGCTGAGAACTGTGCGTGTTCGTGGAGCATGTTGACGCCGACAGCGCGGTACTGCTCGGCCAACTGAATGCCTGATCCCTTCTCTGTTTGGAGTCCGTCTGCTGGCCATGCCGCCGGTATCCAGTCACCGCGCGAGAGGATGTCAGGCGCTTGCGTGGCTGGCGTGGATTCACGCACGCGCAGGCAGTCGTAGATGTACAGGATGTTCTCGTCTCGGTCCCAGGCAGTCCAGACCCATGCGCTTGGGTGGTCCCAGCCAAAGTCGGTACCGGCCAGGCGCGGGAAGTGATCGGGCAGCGTGAACGCTGGTACCGTGATGAGTGATTCAGCGATCGGGAAGATGCGGCCGGAGCCCAATGTGGGGATGCCCTTGGCACGTGCTTCGCGTTCGTGTGCTGGGTATGACGCGATGATGGCCGCACGTTCTTCGGGTGTGTAGTGGCCAACGTCCTCGATGGTCATGTTGGTGTCTGACCGCTCTGGTGTTGGCGTTTGCAAGAACAGGCGCACCACCTCTGACATGCCGAGCAACGGCGTGAACGTGATCCAGACAATGCCTTTCGTGGCGTTGGTCCGTGTCAGCACCTCGGTGTAGATGTCAAGCGGTGGTTCTTCGTCCAGCGCGGCAAAGTCCAGCGTTTCGCCTTGGAGCTTGCTGCGCCCCTTCTCGTATGACTTGAAGTAGATGCGGCTGACGGTGCCCGATATGTGGCGCACAAACACGCAGTCCAGCGAGTCGGCAATGCCTTGCGCGCGTTTGATCTCGAGGATGGAGCCTTGCGGTATGGTGCCCGTGCCCCACTCGCCAGGTCGGCCCATGAGCAACCGTTGCAGCGTGTCTCGAGTCGATTCCATGGACTCGCCAAGAGCCCATCCAGTCACACCGCGCGACCACCGCTTGCCTTTCCACCAGTCTGGGTACTGCCCTGTCAGGTGGAATGCGATCTCGTAGGCAGATGACCACGTTTTGCCAAGCTGGTTGCCGGCGCGAAAGAGTCGTTCGCGGTAGCTGGCGCCCCTGTTGTGAAAGTCAATCTGCTTTGAGTACGGCTTGTACCTCGATAACTTGTTGGTGTCCTGCCGGCGTTTGATTTCCTGCAACACCTTCAAGTAAGCCTGTTTGACGGGCAAGGTCTTGAGCGATTCTGGCAAGGTCATCGTCAGAGAGGTTGTCATAGTCATCACCTGGCTTTTTCTCTACTGGCTTGAACATGCCGAGCGTGTCGCCAAGGGCACGCAATGCCTGGTTTGCTCCTGTGGCGTTGAATTGGTACTCGCCTGTTGGGTTGCCCTGCTTGTCAAAAACTGGCTCGGCCTGCAAGCAACGTTCGACCACCTTCATGTATCGGCTGATGACCCATTCACGATCTAGTCCTGACTTCAGGATGGCGTTTTGCTGGGCGATGCCAGCCAACTCGTTGATGCGATCGATCAACTGCGGGTTGCGATGGGAGCCGTTTGGGCTTTCCCACCCGCGTGCTGTGTGGATTGAGACGCTGTTGCCTGCTGCCTTCAGCGATTCCTCGATGCTCATGCCCATGGCGCGTGCACGGGCGTAGGCTTCTTGTTCGACCGTCAAGCCTGAGACGGTCAAGCGCGGCCGGTTGAGCTTTCGCGTGCCTGGTTGCACGCCTGATCCCGGTTTTTTGGTGCGCTTGGTCTTTGGCTTGTCGGCTGCGTCTGTCATGACTTGCGTGGATCCGCCTTGACGATCTCTGCTGGTGCTGTGCGCAATGTGATGAGGCTGACTTGGTAGAGCGTGGTGCCCAACAGTGCAGCGCAGCCCACGACGCCGGCGATGACCCACCCGCGTATCAGCTTGAGCGTTGGCATTTCTGTCTCGATGGCGCGCAGGCGCTTTTCTTTGTCGGCGTCCGATTTGCTCCACTCGTCACGCATCAAGATCATGGTTGAGTGCGTGTCGATGATCTTTTGATCCACTGTGGTGAGGATCTTGAGGTTCTCGGCCACTGACTTCATGGTGTCTTCGAGCATGTTGAGGCGGTACTGAGTGAGCGCGTCACTGGCCAGTGGTTGGTGCGGTGTGTCTGTCATGGCGTGCTCAGTCTTGGAGAATCAAACGGGCTTCTTCTTTTCTGCGCAGCACCAGGCCTGGGAGCTTCTTTCCACCGCCATAGACCCACTTTTCGAGTTCTTCGGCCGCGCCTTGCCAGTCTTGGGCGTCGATGCGGCGGCGCAAGGTGCTGGCCTTGTATCGGGTGGTGCCGAGGTTGAAACTGAAGTCAGCGATGCTGCCGTGTTTGTTGTCGCCCACCAGCCAGAGCACGGGGGAGACGCGGGCGGCCGCGAGGTAGTGGACGAGTGCATCGTCCTCGAGGCGTTGGTCTGCCTGGTCTTGAGTCCAGCGCGTGCCTTCGGAGACATCGGCGCCGGTTGCACCCCAACCGCATGTCCACACTCGTGCTGGGCACAAATAGGCGATGAGCCGGCACCCTTCAAAGCGCCGGCACAGTGCGATCAGGATGCGCGGGGCGTTCATCGTGGCTTGCGCAGGGAGCGATCCACCAGCCAGAACGCCGCGATTGACGCGGCCATGGCCTTCTCGTCCTGGCCAAAGAACGCGGTCAATGCATCGAGTGCTGGCGTGCCGTGTTGAACGGTCAAGACGAAGCCGGCGATGACGATGCCTGGCCACAAGAGGATCAGCCATTGCAGCGCCAGCAGTGGACGGATCAGGCTGTTGAAGCCGTCAACCCATTTGATGCCTGTTTGCTGGGCTTGTGACTTGGTTGCTTCGATGATGGCCTGGATCTCTTGCAGGCTGATGGCCTTGTTGGCCTCGATGGTGGCAAGGGCTTGGCCAGACTCGGCTTTGAGTTTGTCGGCGGCGAGGTTCTTGTCGAACATCGTGGCCTCGTGCTTGCGCTCGTCCTTGCGGTCGATCCACTTGAGGACTTCTGGGGCCAGACGGAAAGCACCGCCAATGACGGTGCCAATGAGTGTTTCAAGCATGTTGATCTCCTTTGGACGGCTCGAGGGTATTGGCGTCGGTCGAATTCGACGTGTGCGGGGTGATCCACCACCACATCCAAAGGGCCACGATTGGCGGGTAAAAGTCGCTCAGTCGGTACATGCGTTACTCCTTGGTGTCGATGAGGCCTTGGATGAAGGCTTTGGCGCCCTCGAGGGAGCGTTTGCTTGCATGCTCTGTGATGGTCACGCGAACGTTGAGGTCATCGATGTATTCGATGGTTGCTGGCTTGTCTTGTTGCGGCGCTGGTGCAAGCAAAGACGCGATGGTGAATGGATCAAACATCTGGTTTCGCCTTTGTCATGCCTTTGATGGCCTCTTGCAGAGGTGCAAGCGGGTCAACTTTCGGTTTGTTGCTTGACCACTTGGCAACGCATTTGCGGCCCGTGCGTGTGACTCGCTCGTAGTTCAGCAGAGCATTGAGGCCGTCGATGGTGGTTTTGTATTTCAGGCCGGCGGCCTTGGCCACTTCCATGCCTGAAAGCGGCCGTGTCGCGTGCTCGAGCACGTCCAAGATGCGTGCCCGGACGGTTTTGATCTGGGTTGTCTGGTTGACGGTCATGCGCTGGCGAAGATCTTTGAAAACGCGTCTGACGTGCTGTGTCGCATCTGTGTGTACAGCGAGTAGAGCTTGGTGTCGTCCAGTTCTTCGATGGCTTTGCGACTCCAAACCCACGTTTCGGCTGGCGCATAGAAGAAGACCAGGCCCATTTCCTCAAGGCGCTCGAACCATCTGCCGGGGATCTCCACACCGCAGATGGCGTCGATGAACAGTTGCCGCAGGATCAAAAAGCCAGCCTGGTTGCCGCTTTGGCGCAGTCGATCAAATGGTGTGCTCACGTTTATTCCTCCAATGCGGGGGTGCGATCTGGGGGGATACCGAGGTATTGGCAGAGGATCGATCGGGCTTCCTGGGCCGATCTAGCGACCCTGATTTGCCAGTTCTGTGCCTCGAAGTGCTCGAGCCAGGCTTTTTGCTTGTCTGAGGTTCGACCGATGGCCGATTTCATTTCGATGACAAGGCCTGGGGGGTGGTTGCCGCTTGGTGAGGTGCTGGCAACCGGCAAGATCAGATCCGGAAAACCAGGCTTGACGCCGAGGGCTTTCATTTGCGCGCCGGTGAAGCCATCACGTTGGCCACCGTTTGGCGAGTGGTGCAGCCAACGCAGTTGAGGTAGCAGCAAACGGACGGATGGCTTGTGCGACCAGGCAACCACTTTGGCCTGCTCGAGTTCCTCGCCCCTGTTTGGTGTCTTGCGCGCAGATGGTTTGAAGTTCATGGCGGGCAAGTTTACCTGCGCGTTGAGTTTTTCTCAATCGCTTATGCGAAATGAAGTCATGGCAAACCGTAGAGGTGCAAGTATCGACCTTTTGTGCCTGGGAGCTTTCGGTAGATCAGGCGGCCGTCGACCACCATTGACTCGAGCACATCGCCAAACGTGGCGTGGCTGTTGCCTACCAGGCGGCGTAGCATAGTTTTGGGCATGGCCTTGAGTTCGAGGAACTGTTGGATGTTCGGGTATTGGCTGGCGATCGTTGGCGCGGTGGTGAGTGTGTGGACGATCTTGTCGGCCAGGCGTTCGTCGCTGGGTTTGGTTTTGGTCTTGGACTTCTTGCATTGATGGCCGACGACCTTGAGGACGGCGTCACGAACGATGGATGCGATGTTGCGCTCGACCAGGGCTGTGATCTGTTCGATTTGCTTGGGTGTCAGCTCGTACTTGGGGGCGTCCATGTTTAACCATTGCGATTGAGAGAACGTCATTATGTCGCAAGTGTTCCAGATTTCCTAAGTTTTTGATTGGAACCTAGACTTCCAAAAGAACTTAGGCTTCAATTGAAGTGAAAACGCGTCTAAGTTGTTGATGCTGTTGGTTTTTTTCTTGAACATCCCAACTTCCAAAGATCCACTCTAAAAAGATACTTGCGTCCAAAGTTCCTAAATGCAATTTGAGAAGTTTGGACGCAAGGGGGCATGGTGGCTGGGAAGTTGGGATGTTGTATGTATTGGATATAGAAAAAAATATATAACTTCTTATATATACCTAGTACAGCCTTCCTAATTTCCCGTAAGTTCCCAGGAACTTAGACTTCCAGAATCGTTGGGAAGTTGCCGGGAAGTTGGGGAAGTTGATGGGGGTGTTGGCTGGCTGAAGTCCAAAGTTCCAAAGTTCTGTTTGGAAGTTGCAAATTTCTCAACTTAAATATTTCAATCGTGAAAGACTTGATGTATTATTTAATTCAGGTTGAGTTTTTCTCATCCTGTACCAGCAGATTGAACAAGGAGCAACCATGCTGACAGTTGTAGCCAATAGCATCGAATCGCCCGCCTACCTCGCGGATTTTTCCGAGGAAGATGGCCTCATTGCCAGGGCGTTGGAGATCCTGAGCCGTCGAGTTTCCAAAGGCCCCGCAATGAATAGCCCGCAGACTGTGCGGGACTACCTGACCGTGCAAGCAGCCAAGCACGACGGCATTGAGGTGTTCTCGATTCTCCTGCTTGACGCCCAGCATCAGGTGATCGAGTACAGAGAGCTGTTTCGCGGCACCTTGACGCAGACATCCGTCTACCCGCGCGAGGTTGTCCGCGCTGCATTGGCTGTCAACGCCTCTGCCGTCATCCTCACTCACAACCACCCATCTGGCGC